ATGCAAAAAAAGCTGGGCGAGGACGTGCAGCAGCACACGCGCGCACATGGATATGCAGCACAACGCCGCATAAACGGCAACAAACAGCAATTTTTACTGGAGGATGGTGGACCCGACGCTACAGAGGTAATTTATATTTTACAGTGCCTTACACTGTCTAACCATTAAATTATCCACAATGTAGATCAAGGCTTCCAGAGGCAGAGTGTCTAACTTTTCCCTATTCGTTTCCCCTTGTACAACACCCCCAACCTGTACTACCCTGTCAGGGCTACGGCGGCGTGGATGGACACGCGTGAGGTTTGAACACACGGGCACTCCCGTCCCCTAATGCCGGGGATCAATCTGGAAATGGCAGCCAGATCGAAATCAGGAACCGAAGTGCCCTAGCCGGTATCAAGCCCGGCCCGTAGCAACCAGTCGTCCGGCGGATTACAGTCGGTGTGCTCGTGGGTTGAACACAAGAAGCCCTCAGATAGCTGCGGACGCGGCGAGCAGACGGTGAAAGCCCGTCAACCATTGACGCACCTAAGACTAGCAAGCATCATTCACCATTCCTTATGGAGAAAAATGATGAATGACGGAAATTGGCCTGACCCTAGCTGACCCGGCGAGCCAGAAGATGTTACCAAGGATGCAAAGTATTTGCTATCGAGTGGCCCATTGGGGATGCCTAAGAGTTATGCGTGGGTTCCAGCCGTAAGCACAGCCAGCGCTTATTGGTATAGGCTTAATCACAGCGATGGAACTGAGGGGCCAACCTTCACTGTCAATGCTGCGGCTGAATCTTTGTATTTTATAGGCCCAGCGTGATAATCAGCAACATTGATTGCACGCTAGCTTTTCCTCGCGCGCCGCTCACAAGCCAACACCAAAGGCCGACAAGCCGAGTACGGCCCCAGAAGGGTACCGCTTGGCCCGGTATATTCCACCTGCGCCACCCGCCCCTGTCGCAAGCGCGCGACAAAGTGACACGTCCCGTGGCCGGACAGATCAAGCTCCAGCGACATCGGCCCCTTGAGCGTAAACGGCCCCTGCACCTGCTGGTCCTGCCGCCATTGCAGCACCTCGCCGTCTGGTAGGGTGGCCGCGTTATCCGGCACCCCAGCGCAGGCTATGAGGTCCGAGCGGGCCATGCCGACAAGATCATGCTTGGCCTGTAGCGGAACGCTGGAGCAGGCAGAGAGGGTCAGCAGGCAGGCCAACGCCTTAATCCGCATCGTCCTGCCCTTTCGTCAGTTGCTCCCAGAAGCTGCCAGCGCTTGCCCGCCAGCGCCATATGAGCGCCAGCAGGAGAGTGCCGAGGCCTACGATGCCGCCCCCTAGGAGTAGGAAGAACTCATTGTCTGGCGTCACTGAGCAACTGCCAGTGTCTTAAGCGCAGTCGCCTCCTGCGTATCCGTCACGCTGGACAGGCTGATACCCAGAACTCCCATAAACGCATCCAGCACGGTCAGCAGGGCATTGAAGGCAGTGATGGCGGTATTGATGATCGTGCTTGTCACTGTGGACTGAGCAGCAGTCAGGCCCGAGCGCAGGGCCGTGGCAACGCTGTTCAGGTCTACCAGAATCGTATCGACCTTGGTTTTCCAGTTCGTATCGTCATACGTGATGGTCAGCGTGCCGTTGGTTGCATTGGAGAACGCTGTCAGGCTGGCAGCAAGGGCCGTTCCAGCCGTCTCGATCAGAGCCACCGCAGGCGCACCCATGGCGGACGCAATCACGGTGATGCTCAGGATCGTGGCGATGGCGTTAATGCCCGCCTGCCCGTAAGCCTTCACCTTGGCCGTGTTGAGTGTGACGGTAGTTGTACTACCTGTGGTTGTGACCGTGCAGGCGGTCAGGGCGGTCGCGCCGAGAAGCGCAGAGGTCCGCAGGAAGTTGCGGCGGGAAAGATTGGTCATTTTGTGGAGTCCTGGGGAATGGTGACAACGGAGCCGGGGCCGACGAGCGGGGCGGCCTTGGCCGCAGCAGAACTGGAGCGCAGGGCGATTGCCGCGTTGGCTGCGCACTTCCAGTTCAGAGCCAGAAAGTTGATGGCCCGGTACGCCAGCCAGAGTTTGCCAGACTGGTTGGCGGGCAGCGTGATCTGCGTTGCCGCAAGTCCTGCCCCGGCAAATACGGCGCAAGCGATTCCCGCCCACATTGCATAGGGCTGGGGCAAGAGCAGCAGGGCGGTAAGAGGGGAAAGACCACCAATGACAGCAGTGGTTGTCTGAGAGACCGCTTTGGGGGATGGCGTGTCAGCATGGAGTTATCCTTCTCCAAAAGGCCCCACGCGGTAAAACGCATGGTGACCAATCGTGCAGCGATAGAAGCGGGGAGCAGCCCATGCAGGCGCGTGCGGAAGGCGCGTGTCATAGTAGCTGTCTGCCCCGCTGGTGATGTCGTTAAGGGTGCCGCTCACAAGGCGCTGGGCCAGCGCAAGGGCGGTCTGGAACTGCGGGTCTGCACTGGTCACGGCCAGAAGCTTTTCCCGGTTGGGGTCGTCGTCGTTCCAGCATGAGAACTGCCACGGGCAGAGGAACACGCCGCAAATGTTGTGACCCCACCATGCGGGCCGGGCCAGTCGGTTCATGCCCGCGCACAGAACGGCCTGCATGCCGGATGGCCCCTCACCCCTCGCCTCGCCCCATGCGGTACGGGCGGAAACCTGTACGGGGTCAGTGAGTAGAGAGGTTTGCAGCATCCTCCCGCCCTCCCTGCGCCACGTCCCACGGCTCGCGCAGGTGCAGCCAGCGCACCCAGATGGTGCTGGCCACTTCCTGATCGGAAAGGAGAGTTGACCCCACCGCAGACCCCACGGCGCAGATAATGCCCACCATGACGGCCAGCTTTTTCCAGCGCCGCAAGCTGTCCTCGGCAAGCTGGTTCTGGCGCTTTTGCGCTCCGGTGTGTTCGGCAATCTGCTTGGTAAGAGCTGTCAGGGCGTTGCGGGTGTCCGATGCCTCCACGGCCCGGTTGCGCTCGCGCTCCTGCCCCTGCGCTTCAACGGAGATCAGTTTCTCCATCATGGCGCTCTGGCCAGACTTGAGTGTGTCCACATCGTCCTCCAGTCCATCAAGACGGCGGGCATGGCTGTCCACGATCACGCGCAGGTCATCGTCAGCCGCGCAGGAGCCTGCGCACTGTGTTTCGGTCATTCGTTTTATCCGGACATAAAAAAACCGCCTCACGGGGCGGTCGGGCAGGCTCTACATTCGAAGCGAAGTTATGACGCCGCACTCGTGGTCGTAGTGCTGTCCGTTGCTGTGGTCGTGGTGGCCGTAGAGGTGGTGGCAGTTGCCGTCATCACATCGGATGGCTGCGTAGGCAGCGTCTTGGTTGCGGTGTCCGCCCCGCTTGCAATGGAGCTGATCGTCTGCACATAGGCCCTCATGGTCGCCGTAAATACTTCGCCCATGGCGGCAGCTAAATTAGCCTGCTGGTTAATCCATGCCTGCGCAGCCACCGCCTGCGCCTTCAAAGTGACCGGGGCTGCAAAATTACTAGAAGCAGTGACTGTGGATAAATTAATTACACTTCCTGCGCCATCTTCTGATACGGCCTGCGGAGATCCGGAGGCCGATGCTGTTATTTTCGCCCCAAGCTGTTGAGCCAGTAGCAGCGCCTTCCAGTCATCATCAGAAACCTTAACGGCAGAAGTGGGGGGCGTTCCGAGCGTATCATCATAAAATCCGTACACTCCGCTAGAATTTGCTCCGTAAAAAATGGTCATGTCAGTATCCAATCGCGCGCCAAAAGGCGTTATTTCCGCTTCCAGTTGCATACTCAAACGTAGATGTAGAGGTCGGATAAGCGCCCCACTGAAAATGGCCGGTTCCTGCATCTGCGATGACAATATTCAAGCAGGCGTTAGGAAAAGTAACCGGAAAATTTGCCGTTGTGCTGGAGCTTGGAACGTATCCCCACTGCTCTATAAGGCCCGATGGCAACTTCTGGTAGCCTGCCTGCGAAAGTGAAGCGGCAAACTGGTTTGTAAACACCAACGTCCCGCCCGATGTTGTAACTAGGCCGTTACCGTCCATTTTCAGGAAGGCTCTCGTCGCCCCGGTTGAGAGGATATCTAGATCAAGCTCCAGAAACCCATCATCAGTGACGTAGGCATTCAACCATGCATCTGCGACCGTCTTTACGGCTTGCAGGGATGATTCCATGACCCGCACGGAGCCCGTGATAATCTGGTTGCCCGTGAGCGTATTGCCGCCAGCCAGATTGGCCTTGTCCTTATCAAACGCTAGAGTCCCCTTGGCAGTATCAACTGTGTCGTCGTCGTTGACGTACAGATAATGCCAGTTAGACCCGTCATAGCTGTTAACGCCCCCGTAGGTGCTTCCCCGCCGCAATGTAATCTTCTGGGTGGAAGATGCCACCAGCGCCGTAATGGTGCCGGTAACATTGAGTGCGCCGGTAATGTTCTGCGCGCCGGTAAATGTGTTGCTACCATTGAGGACAGCCAGACCGTTAAATAGGCTCTGCCACGTTGCTCCTGTTGCGCCGGGGGTGGATACGTTTGCATCCGCTGTGCTAACCCAGAAGGTGCCAGCGGTAGAGCCTGAGACAATAGCCCCAGCCGGATACCCCCCTATGGACTGGGCAAAGCTCGAATCAAATGCGCCAAGGTATCCCGCCTGCAAAACCTGCACGGCCCCGGAGAGCAGATTAAGCAGGCCGTTCATGTCCTGCCCACGGGGCGGCTCGCCCCCGGCTGCGCGCGCAATAAACGTCTCGGGCGGGAAGCCAAGGGCAACCGAGGCCGTGCCATCGCCCGCTGTGGCCTGTGTCTGCGGGATGGTGGCAATATCGCCCGAAGCCGCAGACGCCCCTATGAGGGAGCCAAACAACTTGCGATCATCTGTGCTTTTCATGGTCAGTCGCTCTGGATTGAATAGGAAACGGAAACACCCGCAGGCTGGGGGAGTACGCCGCTGTTCTGGATAATGCTGACCTGAACATCCGTAGGAATGAACTTGAACACATAGGTCATGCTCATGCTGCCATTGTCCTGCACATAAGCATCGCCCTGCGCCGCAAAGAGCGTGGTCAGGATCTTATTGATGGATATGATCGACCCGTCCGATATGTTGGCTAGGGCCTTGGCGTAGATAAGCTGACGGTATCCATCGTCCGAGAGGCGGAAATTGCTCGTTGCGTCGACCCCGCGGTACCAAGGTGCTTGGTTAAAGCCCTCTTCCGTCAGGTCGTTAGCCTCCCGCCAGCCCAGATATTTGACGGATGCAATGCTGAGAACGCGGGAGACGCCAACAATGCGACCCCACACGTCCAGCCCGTAGCCCTGCGCGGTCTGCACATTCCAGACTAGATTGTACCAGTCATTTATCTGTGTGGACGGGTCCAGCATCTGGTTCCACGCCTCGATAAACGTGCAGATGGCCGGGCTGTTCGCATATTGCGACAGAATGGTCTGACTTACGTCCTGCATCAGTCCACCGATACGTTGATGTTGCCTGTTTCCAGCGTGGGGATCTGGTCAATGTTCATGGACGCCGTAAATCCGACCGGCAGGCTGGAGGTGCCTATGGTGATTTCAACAATCTTCACCCATGACCCGAGAGCCGCCACGGCTGCATAAAAGCTGCTGGCATAGATGGTCTGCCCGATCTGGGAGCCTTCCATGCCATCAAACGCAGCGATAATGGCCGCCTGCACATCTGCCGCAGCCGTTGACGGAACGCCGCTGTTTTTCTCCAGCGTCACGGCAAAATAAATGGGCGTGTCCGTGGCGCGCGTGAACTGCACGGCATAGGTCGGAGGCGTGTGGTATGCGCTGTTGGGGTCAGTTACGGTCACGCTGGTGGTGCCAGTATAAGCGCAGCCCGGCGGCTTCTTGCTGATAATGGCCAGCGCCACAGCCTCGTCCGTGCCGCCGTTGACGCACACGTACAGGCTGTGGGCCGCGATAGACACGCCTCCCGTAGTCACTGCGGCATCGGTGCTGTTGTCAGTCACGTAGGCATCAGTTACTCCGTCAACACTCAGCACGGCCCCAGCTATGGCGTTAAGGGAGCCAATGGCATTGCCCTCCACCGTTGCCGTCCGCCGGGCCTCGAACGCCTGTCGCCCCTCCTCCGCGCTGCCGGTCACGCCCGCAGCCGGGTTGTTAACGGACGTCAGGCCGGTGACTGACTGATAAATGGACACGCTATTGGCAGGGCAATAGATCACACCCTTGGTGGTGCAGGAGAAGGAGCCTATGCCCGTGCCAGTTGCATCAAGCGTGATAGCGCCATCTGCTGCGTAGTAGTTGCCGCTCCCGTCCTGAATGAGCGTTCCTTCTGGCACCACAGCGCCAGCCGAGCCCACGCATGTTACTGTCACAACCGTGGCTGTCGCACCTTTGCGACTGATAAAATAGATATTGCCAATGGCGTCCTGCATGCGACCAAAGGCGCGGTCCGGGTCCACGCCGTTGAAGATTGCAAGCATCTGGTCATACGCATCCCCAAGAATGGCCGTGAGCGACATGGCAAGCTGGCCCTGCGGGGTGGACAGGTCCGTGTTCAGGTTGCCGCCCATGGCCGCGTTCATGTCTGCCAGCGCGCCGGTCAGCATGTCACTTTCAGCCGGGGCCGCAAACCCCGCATCCGTAAAGGACGGCGCGGGTACTGATGTTGTGCCGTAATCAGAGCCCGACATTGCTGGTGGTCCCATCTGTGGTGGTGTAGAGAATTGCGCCGGAAAGCGCGCGGTCATAGCTCATGCTGGAGACCATGCAGCGGGCCTCCGCCACGTCCGGCACGGCTGCGGCGGCCTGCTCAACCTGCGTCTGAAAAACGGAAAGAGACTGGTTCTTACCTAGTATGTTGGTCAGGTACGGCAGGCCCTGCGCCGTATCGTAATAGCACTCGCCCTGAAACACCCGCACGGCAGAGGAAATATCCTGCCCGACCGCATAGGCGCTGGAGGCCACAGCAATGTTGCCGTCATGGTCAAGCAGCAAGTCCCACGTACTCCGGTCAAGAAGGATCGTGTTCATGCGCCACCAATAAAAAAAGCCGCCCCAAAGGACGGCTGATAGACTTGTGAGAGATTAGGAAAAAACTACTGCAAAAAGGTACCGGGTACAAGCGGTATCTGCGCAGACCGCGCAACGGTAGATGAACTATGCCAAAAACCGCGCGCGGGTACAAGGCTATTCCGGCCCCCCAGTATTCCCGCTGCCCGTCTGCACACCCGAATGCTTGTGGCTATCAAGCTGATGCTCCCCGCCTTCACGTCCCCGGTCGCCGTCACGGCCCCGGTCACATTAACCGAACAGTTAATGTCGAACTCCGAAGCATCCACCACGAACTTGCCCGCCGTCTTGACGTGCACGTCCCCGCCGACCCAGCCGATGTATTCGGTCGGGGTGCCATTGAGGAACCCGCCGATATACAGCGCATCCGCGTAATCATGCTGGCGAAAGCTTCCAGGGGCGGACGGAGCGCGGTTGGCCTTTACGCCCGATATGTCCCGCCCGCACACAATGAGCGCGCCAATGTCCCCCACAGCCGGGTCGCAGATAACCGCCCGCGTACCGCCTTGCAGGCGAAAGTACGGAATGCCGTAGATAATGCCGTGCGGCACCGTGCGTCCCGCTCCGTCCTGCTGGTGCACCATAATCTGCACGTCCACCGTGCCGACCGGCTCCAGCCCCACGCCATGCACTGCTTTGACCTGAACCAGCGTGTCTGCGCCGATCATGGAGAGGATGCGGCGGATTGCGGCGTTGGTGGTATTGAAACCGGAGGCTCCGTCTGGCCGCTGCCAAGACCCGGGCAGATTACCCGAGCTTGAAGTTTGCTGGGTTGTCACCGCGCGTTGCTCCTACAAAGGTTATCCACTGGCCGTCAGGCACTTCTGATTCCAGATTGTGTTCAATGATATATGGCAACCAGGTACCGTTGGCCGGGGATGTCTGCGCCGGAACCTGTCCATTCTGGTTATCAACCCAGCCAGCCGGAGCGTAATCGCTCTTGAGGCGAAGGGGGGAGTTGTATCGAATATTGGGGTTGAATAGGCACTCGAACAGAACGCCCGCGTCACTGTAGGCTGGGTAGCCAATGAGGCCGCTTTTCGCGCTGATATAGGGCATATTTACGTCTATATCGTCAGCATAAGCAAAATCGCGCGGCCAAATATGAAGAAAATTCATATTTTCGTCTAAATGGAAAATGGCCTTCACGGACATGCAAAGACGCTCTAGGGCGCTTCTTGGGTCTCCGTAACCGTAGTAGCTCGGGAATACGACTTTGACGCCGTGGTTCTTCAGCCTCCAGCCCATCGTGTAACAAATTGCAGAGGCTATAGTTTCAAAATCAACGGCCCCATTAAATGATATTGGGGTCATCGCAGAGGCTGCCGACAGGCAAAGATTGTTGGCCTCGACTTGAAATGCCACATTTGGTGCGCCGGTGAAATCAGCAAAGGCTGCTGTCACGTATCCAGAAAACACAACAGACATGGGGGAGCTATCGTCTCCACCCAACAGGGTAATCTTATTTGCGTTTTGCCATGTTTGGCGCGACCGTATGACCGACAAGCGGTTCATGGAGCTTAAGGTCATTCCCTCAACCCTAAGGGACAATGAAGATCCTGACGCCATGCCAGCATTGGTAATGTGCGCTCGGACCCTGTGGCCAGATAAGGTCAGGCTGTCTGATCCGTCCGGCCCAAATCCACCCGTCACAATATTGAAAGCAACATCCAGCTTCCTCTTGTGTAATTTTTGGACGGAGCGAGAGCCATGAACAATAGTTTCAGACATTCTTTCCCTCCTGATACATCAGGACATATCGCTCGCTTAGCCCGGAATATTCAGGGTCAGTTTCCCCCCCCTGATCTGCAAAGATCATATCCCCCGGCATGCCAAAATAAGATTTCTGCACAAGCCACGTCCGGTCCTGGCACAAAAGGCCCGCAATAATCATTGTCCCATTCAGCCAGATATTCATGTACAGCCCGGTTGTGCGCTGCTGGATATCAAGTTGCACAGACTGGCCAGACAGTGTTGTTTGTACGGACTGTTGGGCGACCGCGTTTAGCGGAATAACAATAGGGTCGGTCATATTTTACCCGCTCACAGATGATGCTTGTGCGCTTGTCGCTTCTTGGGTTGCGACTGGCCCCGAGAAAGACTTTGCCTCGCCGCTGGGTTTTACAGTCTTTGTTAGCTGGTTGGATGCCGTCAACCGCACCTCCTGCAACCGAACGTCCGCCCAAAGCAGCGTGACGCCCCGTTCGACTGATCGGCGCATGGAGTACTCGACCACGTTCATGTTGGCGTAAGTCTGCTCTGGCGTGGTCACATGGTAGAGGTTGAGATCAGCCACGACCGTATCCAGCGCCTTGGTGAAGCTGGTACGCGCCGTAAGCTCAGGGGATGCGCCTGTAATGCCCGTGGTCGACAACAGATTGCTAATTGCGCTCAGGTTGCCGTAACTCATGCTTGTGCCGTCACACAGCATTTCCACCATGATCTCGCTCGGACGCTTCACCTTGTTGTAGGACATGAACGCGCCGTTCTCTAGCGGAGCGTCAGAGATCATGTAGCCCGCGCGCATATCTACAGCCCGCACCCGGCCCGAGGTTATGACGGCGGTACCGCTGCTATCGAAGATGCCCCACAGCTTGTCGGCCTGCTTGATAAGGTAGCTCTGGAGAAGCGTGTCCAGTTCGACGGATGCCACGGCCTCCGCATCGGATATGACCGTGGACCAGAGTTTAGGAACGCCCGCCCCCGGAATAACATTGGCTGTGACCGGCTGGGCCACCGTTTGCATGACCATGAATATGGCTCCTGAATGGTCGGAGCAGGGTAGTACAGGTTGGGGGTGGGGTACAAGGGAGGCCATACCAACAATGCATGCGGTAAACGTGTGTCATTTGGAGACACTTAATTATCGTCAAAGTGAACACTTTAATGGTAATAGCCGTCGTGCTCAGACAAAATATCTTTCAACTTGGCCAGTTTTTCGAATTTTCCATAAAAAAATTCACTATCTGCTCTAGGTACTCGTTTTAAGTACTGGTATTTATAGTGCAGACAAACAAAAGGGGCAGCCCCGGCAAGGGCCACCCCTTTCTATTCCGCTACGAACGAACTGCTCGCGGAAATGTTGCTAACCGAATAGCGCTGGCTACATGCCAACGTAGGCGACATGCGTCAAGGGCGGTTCTCTTATTAAGAGGAACACCCCATCATGGGTATTTCTAAAGACTATAACCCTCGACAGCCATCTAAAGCGCTGTCTGAGGCAGATGCAACACATATTATTCAGCGTATTTCTGCCGGAGAGTTCTTAAACCGCATCGCCGCTGATTACGACGTGAACCCGGGCCGCATTTCGGAAGTGAAGACAGGGAAGTTATTCCCGAGCCTTCATCGCCCCTCTGTATGGCCTAAACGGAAGAAGTGACGATTAATGGCCGGACTAGCTCCGGCCATTTTTCTAAACCAAAGCCTTCATTCGATCTTCCATTTCATCCAAAATGGCCCACATCTGCGTAATGATGCGGCGATTTAATCAGCGTGAGGCCGACGAAGGCGACCGGTCAATGCGCTGCTCGATCAAGTTTCCGGTCGCCTTACCTACAAGGAGTTGATCGCATGACCAGCAACCGCAAACTAGACGTCCCTGTGAAGTTCGATTCCGACGAAGCCATGCAACGTGTTGCGCAGACCGATCCCCGCGAGGTTACGGAATTGGTTGAAAATACCACGAAAGTGGGCAGTATTGATGCGCTAATTGATCAATTTGAGGACGCTGGGCACAACAAGGAGCGCGGAGACAAGCATTGGTTCGCCCGCGATATGCAAGCCCTCCTTGGGTACAAGCGGTGGGAGGATTTTGAAGGCGTAATCCGTCGGGCTATTGCGGCTTGCCAGAATGCGGGGCATGCCCCGGCTGGGCACTTCAAGGAGGTTTTTCGGTCAACACCGAAAAACTCCGAAGGTGGTCGCCCAAGTGCGAATTTCGAACTTTCGCGGTATGCCTGCTATCTAATCGCGCAGAATGCGTCGTCGCGCCTCAAGCCGGTGGCGTTCGCCCAGACATATTTCGCAATCCAGACGCGTCGGCAGGAATTGACGGATCGGGAAGGTCTCGACTTCGACAAACTCTCGGAGAGCCAAAAACGCCTGTATCTTCGCAATCAAGTGGTGTCTGAAAACAAACGCCTTGCCGACGCAGCCAAGGCGGCGGGCGTTGTCACCGGGAAAGACTTCGGTAAGTTTCAGAACAGGGGCTACCAAGGCTTGTATGGTGGTCGTGGAGTCAACGAAATTAGGGGATATAAGGACCTTCCTCGGAAGGCCAATATCCTCGACCACATGGGTAGCACCGAATTGGCCGCCAATCTGTTCCGCATCACCCAAACAGAGGAAAAGTTGCGCAGTAAGAGCATCGCGGGCAAGGAAAATGCCTGCAACGCACACTATGAAGTCGGCTTAAAAGTTCGACAGACCATGAAGGAACTCAGCGGCATTATGCCCGAGGACCTCCCCGTGGCAGAAGACGTCAAGAAGATTGCCGCTCAAGAGCGCAAGCGGCAGCGTATGAGGGCAATCCCGGCGCAGACCCGGATTGAGCAGCCTCTGGCGGCACCCAAGGCCGATGCGGTCGAAATCGACTTGTCGAAGGACCTCTGGAAGTATGCGCTGCTTATTATGTCAGTTCGCCCGAACGGAGAAATCACCACCAGCAATTTAATTGATACTATTCCAGACTATGTGAAGCTGTCAGATGATCACATGGCGCCGAATGAAAGCCGGAAGGACTCCAAGTTTTCGCAGATCGTCCGCAACCTCAAGTCGCACAAGGCGAGCAAGTCGAACTTTATCTATCAAGGGTATGCCGAGGATGTGCGGGGCGGCTTCAAAATTACTGACAAGGGCATGGAGTTTGTGTGGAGCTACTTCAAGGAGTAGCCCTCCTAATACCGCAATGGGTCAAGCAGGTATATAGGTCCCAAAATGTAATGGAGGCGGATTTGAGGAAAATTCTGTTGGTGATCGCGGCTCTGGCTGTGCCGGGGGTGGGGTGGGCAAACATGCTACCCACTCCATGCCCCCTTCATGAAAAGGGTCTGCTCAAGATTGGGGCAGAATACCACGACAAGGGAAACAGAAACTATACTGTTGGGTCGCATCATCCGGGCGTCTACGATGCAGACGCAGGCGAGCATTACCCGTTTGTTCAGGCGTGTAACTCCATGTTTCCCGACCTCCCTGAGTGCAAATCAAGCAGACCACAAGTAGAGATACTAGCATATTCGCCCTCTAGCGGCTGGGTGAATGTACGCTTGGATGGTAAGGTGTACCAGACCTCAAAGTATGGCGTGATTGTTGTCTCAAGCGGTCATGAAGAGGATTTCGAAGCCTTCCTTGAGCGTACCACTGGGCAAGTAATAGAGGATCATGACGGGGCAAAATGGGTCCACTACCCAAAGCAATCATGTGAACCCTGAATTTGCATCTGACGCCCTATTACCCATCTCCATAACCTTGCGCTGCACCGCTTCCCCAGCCCTTTCTGGGCTGGGGGCCACGACCTTAATCTCTCCCACATTAACCGTGTTGTGGGTGGTATTCTGCGCCGCATCCGCCCCGCCTCGTGGCATATCGCGCACGGCGTCAAGGGCCGCGCTAACCCCGGAGATGTAATTCTGCGTCTCCTGCGGGGCATGCGTCTGCCAATCTCCACCGTACTGAGACATGCCTTTGCGCAGGTTGCCGGCGCCCCAGTTGTATTCGGCTATACTGGCCGACAAGGAGCCCCCATAGTTTGCAAAGTTGTTGTGGAACCGCTTTGCTGCGTAGCGTGCGGCCTGCTCAAAGTTCATGGGGTCAACGCCTGCTTCTTTGGCTACAGCAGGCATGATCTGGAAGTCACCCAGCGCCCCAGCAGAGGACGGCTTGGGATTGGTCCCGCGCGAACTCTCACGCGCCCATATGGCGTCCATAAAACCCTTGGGCAGCCCGTATTGCGCGTCCAGCTTGCTCAGGAACATTTTCTTGGCGGCATTATTGGTATCGTTCTTGGAGAGAGACGGAGACGCACCATTCCAGAAAAGATCGCCTGCCATGTAGGCGTCTGCGGCGATGTTTAGGCCACCAAAGGCCCGGGATGCTATGCGGCCAACCCGGGCGGCGCGGGATGCCTTGGCGGCAGCTGGCGCGGCTTTCTCTGCTGCCTTCCCTCCCGCTTCGCCAGCCTTGCCTGCTTCGCCCACAACCTTTCCCGCTCCCGCCAGACGCTCAATGTTTTTCAGTGCGCGCAGGAAGCGGACGCCCCCAACAATACTGAGAATGCCCAGTATGGCGGTCCCCACGCCAGCGATGGCGGCAGAGGTTCCTATCAGACCCTTAGTTAGTCCGGGGTTTTGCTTTTCGAAGTCAGAGAGAGCACCCGTCACGCTGGTCAGGGCCGGGAGAAGGTTGCCTTCTAATTCCTGTGCGTACACACGGTTCTGTTCGATCAGTTCCTTGTATCGCGCTTGCAGTTTTTCCGATGCCTCCGCGTTTTCCTGCATTCTTTTCCCGAAGGATTCATACGTGGAAAACGTGGACTTTACTGCGCTTCCCCCTTTGAGCACGAGATCAATAGATCCTTGATCCAGACCAATATCCTGCAAGAGTCCAACGCGCGGAGCATTGGCCAGCTTGGTCCTGTTTTCAGCAAGATTTTGATAAAACTTGCTGATGTCCGTGATCTGGCCGGTCTTCATGTCAATGCCATCACTGACGCCTAGCTGCGAGAGCCTTTGCGCAAGCTGGGCTGCCTGCGCTGGGTCAGTCATTGCGCTTTGAATGTTCTGTATGGATGCGGTGGCCGCGTCTCCAGACCCTCCCACGGAATCTACCGCCTTTTGCAAGGCATATACATCCTTGGTGGCCATGTTCAGGCGGCGAGAAGTGCGCTCTAGGCTAGCATTACTCGCCACCGTATCCGACACGAACGCCTTAAGGGTTTTCCCTGCGGTCATGACGGCAAAGAACGATAGCGCGCTGTTGCGCATTTTGGTGAAGAACTCAGCTGGCTTCACCCCGCTGGCCTCAATATCCTTCCCGACCTTCTCTGCCTTGGCCTTTGTCTTGTCAAAAGCCTCTCCGGCTTCCTTCCCCCCCTTCTGCACGCCCTTAGAGTCCAGCCCGAGGGTGACAACGAGGGCGTCGATTACTGTGGCCATGGGGATGTCCTGCTTAACGAACAATCGGCTTTGCCGAATCATTTAAGTACGGGCACTATGCCCGGGAAGGAGTATTTTATGAGCGATAGTAAAAAGTCAGGAGCCAAGAGTATTTCTGGTTCTAAGGCGCCAAACCCCAGTGCGCCGCGCCAAATTCATGACAGCATGCCTGTGGGCATAAACCCGAGGCGGCCACCCATTGAGACCAAAGGGCAAAGCTCGTCCATATCAATCAAGAAAAAATAGAGTAAAACAGCAATCCGGCTATAGGCATTATACAGAAGATCGTCCATGCAGCATTTAACGATTGGTCGATCTTCTGGAGTGTCTTGGTATTGTCGTCGATGGCCTCTTGCAGCCCCTTAGCATTGGCATATTTGTAGTCACGCTCATTGGCTTCTGTGGCGGCAAGTGTCTGCTTGGGGTGCATCTGTTTGTAATTCCAATCTTTAGACATCAAAACATATACACAGCAACAGCAAGATATACTGCTCAAAGCTGCAATGCAGGCGCCCACGGCGATTTTATGCACGGAAACGGTAGCAAACGTGACGGCGGTAGTGATGGACACAAACCACCCAAGCATGCTGGTGGCTTGAGCGCGCTTGGCATCAAAGGTCTTTTCCTGCCGGTCGAGGACATCTCCTCCAGATTTAAGGGCGTCTTCAATTAGCCAGAAAGTAAGCTCCGGCCCTGTTTTGCCCAAACCTTCGTTTTCTTCGTCGTTCATCACTCACCTCAAGTCTTGAATAATGCAGACTTGGCTTTGTTGCCATAGACTTTAGATATAGCCTCCGCCTACCTGTTAAACCGCTTCACAACGGCCATTTCCAGCAAGTTTTCGAAGTCCTCGCTGTCGTAAATGGTCTGGAGGTCGTGGAGGGACGCAAGCCCCTCCATGACTACCAGGGCGTGCCGTTCATCTACGTTGCAGACACGGGCGCAGGGGCGCTGCTTTCCGTCCCCAGCATGAGCGTGAGAAGGGAGAACAACTGGCCTACGCCTTTGAAAAAATCCACATGCAGGGCGAATGCTTCCTTCTGGAGCCAGCCGAGTGTGGGGATTTCCTCAATCTGCTCGCCAGCGGACACCACATCCCACGGCAGAAGCATGGCCGGGTTGGACGGGTCGGGCTGCATCTGCACGCACTGGAGCAACTGCTCGATCAGCTCATCCATGCGCGCCGGATCCATGGCCGCGAAGATGCCGATGCCAGCAGCGGCCACGGCAGCGATGCCGCCCCCAGCCGCAACCCCGGCAATATCCGCTCCCGAGGATGCTGCCGCCTGCAAGCAATGCCGACCCCAACGATCTGCCGCCACCGCGCTCATGCGGGTGATGACAAACCGCTTGCCCTTGTCCGCCCCATCATGGGGGCAGACGACTGTTACCTGCTTGACCATATTACACCCCCGCCGGCGTTACGGACTGCCAGCGGATGGCGAAGGTCCGGGTTTCCAGCACGCGCCCGGCAGCGGGCAGCACGGAGGCCGCGCGCAGAAGCCCATTGACCATGGTGTATTTGCGGCCCGTACTGGTCAGGGTGATTTCCCCACCAAGCCGGTAGATGGAGCGGGCCGCCTGCTGCGCGGTCATGATGGCTTCAAACACCGCAATGCTGGAACTGGCTGGAGAGAGGGATACCGTCTGGTCAACCGGGTTCGGCACAAAGCCCGCGTTCAGGTAGCCATCAATGGACATGGCTGTTTCCGCCATCTCCAGTTCAGGCGCGTCCCATGCGCGGTCTGCTGCATAGTTCTCCAGCCGAACGGGGGCGTTAAACAGCGATGTGACCGTAATCACAAAGATGCTGTTTGCTGCCGTAATATCAAGCGCCATGTTACTGCACCTCTACGCTGTTCAGGGTGATGGACTGCACGCTCTGGCCATCTGCGTACCAAAGCTGCGCTGGCGGGGTTGTGCGGCTCACACGGTAGGAGGCTGAAGCGGTGCTGACATTGGCCCGAAAGTAATAGCCATTGTTCACCACGCTATCCGCCGCTGTGGTCACGCCCGCCGCGTTGTTGATCTGCTGGCGCTGGAGTGTGGTCAGGTTCACACCGGTGCGGATGGCCCCAAAGGCCAGAGCCTGATTGATCGTGTCTTTGACCGCAGCCTCTACCAGCGTGTCCCCTTCCGTATTGTACGGAATGTTACCTGTAGTCAGGAGCAGGTTCACAAGGTCGCTTGTCAGGTTGGAGTTGAGCCAAATCTGATTGACGTAGCTGTCCGCCCACAGGAACTTGCCCGACACCTGCCCGGGCCGCATGAACACGAACTGGGATGCGCCATTGGCGTAGGATCCGTAGAACGAATACCCGTTGGCAACCAGCGTGGAAGCCGTGGCCCCGTCCGTTACAGCAGCCTCAACCAGACCAGAGGCATCCTGCACAAAGGCCAGCGTCTGCCGCCCGTTATTGGTGGCGAAGGAGAGCGCTCCCATCCACGCCATGACCAAGGCCCCCACGAGCGGAGACGTGCCATACAGAGCCGTCACGCCGTTAATGTTCTGGGACTGGAGCCACACACCAAAGGCGGTCTGGCTTTCGTTCTCTGTGGCGCTGGTGGCGCTGTCCACAATGGCGGCGAACACCTCGCTGTTCTGCGTACCGACCCATTGCGCAGCGGCCTCCTTGGTGTCCGCGTCCAGTTCGGTATCAAACGCCAGACCGTTCCACCCGCCCTCGGCTGCACGCAGGGTATCAAGCTGCGGGCCGATATCGCTTGCAGGGGCGGGTGTGATCGTTACCGTGGGCGCAGACGTGTAGCCAGAACCGGGAGCGGTAATGGTGAAGCCGGTTACAGCACCCGCTGCAACCGTGGCCGTAGCAGTGGCCCCCGTACCCCCGCCGCCCGTTATGGCGACCAGCGGAGCGGACGTGTAGCCAGAACCGCCCACGCCAACCTCGAGGGCAGAAACAGTGCCGTCTGTTACCGTGGCCGTGGCCGTTGCGCCCGACCCGGAAGAAGCAACAGCCCCCACATACAGGGTTCCGGGCGTCATAACTGCGGTTTCGTAGCCCGAGAAATAGACCTGCGCCATCTGGTACAGCATGGAGGTGCTGCCAAAGGCCGTTCCCACATCCGCAGCAGAGGTGAAGGACTTAACCGTACCCGCCGCCAATGTGCTGGATGCAGTCGTGACAAACAGGGCGGAAAGATTGTTCAGGCCAGACCCCGCAGCCAGTACGCCGGGGATAACCTTCACAACCTGAGAAATGGGGATATTGCCCATGACTTACTCCGTTGCTGGATAGGCCGTTACGACCTCAACCAGATTGATGGGAATGGATGTTGCAAACTGCTGCGGCAGGTGGGTGGTCAGTGTGACCTGCATGGTGAGGTCCACCGTCCACAGGTCATCGTACTGGCGCTCGCCAGTCTCAAACCCAAGCTGCCGCGTGGTGGATGTGGTCAGGGGCGCAATGGGGACACCAAGGGAGCGGAAGAAATCGACCGCCTGCATATCGCGCCACAGGGCCGTAACAACCTGCATCTGGTTGCTGGAGGCTGGGCCAAACAGATTGATCTGCATGGTCACCTGCACCTGTTCGGTCAGGGTGCGAGTAGCCTCTCCGTCATATGTCCACCCGTTGGTGGCTATGCGCTCTCGGCCAATAATGACCATGACCGCAAAGGGGTCTCTGGGGGATGCGTTGCGGTTCTGCTGACCTTGGACAACCGCCATGCCGCTTGGAAGAATGGTAATCAGCCACGACCGAACCGCCTTGTAAATCTCGCTCTCTGTTGGGCTTATGACGTAGTACTGCTGGGCATCTGCCGCGTTACCAGAACCTTCGACCATTCGCCGTTGCCCCATTCCTCCAACTGCTGCGTTACCAGCCAGTCAGAGTCGTAAAATGTGAGAATGTCGCCGCCGATCTGGAGCGGCCTATTCAGCGCCCGAACGGCCCCGCGCACATAGACGGAGCGCATATCGGCCTGCTGATTGATGTTCTCGATCTGCCGCAAATCCTGAGAACTGACGGCCTGCACCTCCATCTCCACAGAAACGGTGGTGTATTGGGGCGTCACTGAGCCATCGTCGTTGATGACGTTGCCCGTGCTGCCCTTGAGGGTGCCGGTTATGTGCGGATTGATGGGCGCGCAGAGGTTTCCGGCCGCGCCGAATATGTCGATCATTCCGGGCCGTCCTTTACGTCATAGGCAGCGGAATTGAGCATGACCCCAGACCAGACAAGCGGCTTTCCGGGGCTTGCCGTGGCCCCATGCTTGAGATCAGAAACAGCCTTCAAGAAATCGTCCTTGGTGTAATCCCCGGTTGGGAATCTCTCTTTGAGGATGTTGGTCAACATGGCGTTTTCGGGGGCAGTGAAGGATACGATTTCTTCCTTCACCTGATCGGTGATCTTCTCGCCCACCAAAGCCAATGCCTGATCTACATTGTAGCCCGTGGCCTTAAGTGCTGCCCCCATAAGCCTACCCCAATCGCCCTTGTTGTTGGCTATGGCTGCGCGCATGAAAGGGCGAGGCGGCGCTGTTTTGGTCCCGTATTCGTCCCAATAGGCAACCTGCGCCACTGGAGTTCCATCCGGATAGGTCGCCCCCTCCAGAAACCCCACGCGCACATGCGCCCCCTGCCCCAACTTCTCCTGCAACTGCTTGAGTGCGTTCTCAAGGCCAACGCCACCAACGGACTTGATCTTTACGGCCATATGCGGGGCCTTTGCGGAAAGCCGGGAACGTACCGGGCCTGCTGCAGATAGCGGGTGGCGGCCCAGAACGATGCTCCGAATTGGGTCTGGTTAAACCACGCGGCGCGCTCCTGCTGGTTGCCCATATCGGTGCTGACAGAAACGCTGCCACGGGTCGCGGAAGCCACACGTCCAACCAGCCCCCCTGTGCCGCCCTGAGACTGCGGCAGGTAAAGGGTGGCCAGATGCGCCACCAGCAGGCCAAGCAGCAATGCGCGCTTTGTCAGGTCGCGCACCGGGCTGCATGGCGTGTTGCTCAGATAGAGCGTGGCTTCATCAAAGTATGACTGGGCCAGCGTTGCATCCACATTCTGGGCAAGCGCTGGATACCGGGACGACCACGCCGTGTAATCGAACGTGACAACGCCGGTCGTGGTCGTGCAGGGCATCAGAACTCCTCTTTGGCAAACGGAGTGATGCCGGGCATTTTGTCTTTGTCCAGCCCCTCAAGCCCGGTGCGCTCGTCCCGCAACTCCGCAAGGCGGGAGACGGCATCGGCCTCTTTGGGCATGGCAAAGATCAGACCCTTTTTGAGAGGCATCAACTCAGCGTTCTGCTTGGACCATGCCTCCCAGAAATCTGCGGGCACTTCCGTACGCCCACCCATGCCCAGCATGATGTTGTCCTTCTTGTGGAAGCGCGGGTCACGCCGCGCACCACTCAGGCGGATGCTGTCCTTGACGACAGGAAGCGCGCCCGGAGTGGGGCGCGCCTGCAATGCACCTTCGTCGTACAGGTCCATCACAAGGCCGGATGGCATACGACAAATAACGGTCACGGTTGCGCCGCTTCTGGAAGATGTTGCTGTCATGGTTTAGATCCCCGTCATCGTCACGCAGGCCATGGGATAGAACCAGATGGTCCCCCACGAGCCCTGAGACTTTTTCTGCCGGAAGTTGGAGGAATACCGTTCAACGGCATGAGCGCGCATCTTCTCGGTGAATGCGGTGGTGACAGTTTCCTGCCCGTCCACAGCGTCAACAAAAAGCTGCATCATGGTTACGCTGGAGTTGCCGCCGCTCAGATTGGTTCCCGCTTCGGGCAGGGTCTCAATCTTGAGGTTGGGCAGGTTCTTCTTGAGCAGGTCGCTCAGCACCACCTGATACTGGTTGGTGTAAAGCAGGCACTGCTGGCGCTCGGTCGGAATGACCAGCGTCATGGCGGTTTCCAGCGTCAGGTTGCCACCCATCTGCACAGTGAGCTTCTGAACCGCTTTCAGAATATCATTGTACACGGCAATCGGGTCGGACGTATCCAGCCAGGTATTGCCGCTCGACGTACCGGACGTACCCACCTTTGGCAGCGGCGCAATGGCTGCAGGCAAGTGGGGGTCGTTCAGCGCGCCGTACAGTTCCAGACCAGACATGCCAAACAGGTTAATCTGGTTCTGGTTCTTGTTCAGGACAGAAATGGAGGCCTCATTCTGCTGGTTCACCCAGTCGATCTTGGCCGCGCCCATGCGCTCCACCTCGCGCTCGCCCCATTTGGTCCACGTCTGATAGTGGTAGCTCTGGCGCTGGGGCCAGTTGGCGTTGGCACCGGTTGTACCCGCCGGACTGTAGTCGTCATACGCCGCAGCATAACCAGACAGTTCGACCATGGGGAACTGTGCTGTGTCAGTCACCCAGTCGCCCTTTTTGGCGCTGCCGTAAATGTCCTCGGACTTGGTGGGCGTGATGATCGCCTTGATGATCTTCGGATCCGTGTAGGTCGTGAAGATCGCGGGGATGCCGCTATTCGGCGCGGTAACGGGCAGACCGGGTGGCAGCGCATCAGCGGCCATCTCGGAGTAATACCCGCGCACGCCGGGCATGACCACGCCCCAGTCCTGTGCCAGACGGGGCGCGTCCTTGCGGAACATATTCATACTTGTGGTTCCTTATGCAGCCGCAACAGGGCCGGTGATGATGATGGGCGAGCCAGCGGCATTGCCCTGCGAGACCTTCCACGCGGTCTCAATGAAGCCTGCGATGGTCGCTCCTGCGGTGCCGGTGCTGATGCTGCCATCGGTGGTGGAGGCAAACACGGACTGGCCGATAAGGGCCGGATTGCTGGAGGTTGCGAACACGTCCCCGCCCTCTGCCAACTGCGCCATGAAGCCCTGAGGGATCATCATGGTGGCTTCTTGCAGGTAGGCCGTGGTCAGGCCCTGCTGGTCAGCATAGACAAAGCCCTGCGGCGCACCGCTCGGCACGGTCTGTGCCGTGATGACCACAGTGGGAGCGGACGTGTAGCCCGTGCCTGCGCTCACCACGTTAATGGCTGTCACCACGCCAGAGGACACAACGGCAACAGCCGTAGCGCCGGTCCCGCCGCCACCGGTGAGGGAGACAATCGGCGCTGCCGAATAGCCCGTGCCGCCATCGGAAACCGTGATGGACGCAACGCCCCCGGAGGATTCCTGACTGGCGGTGGCCGTCACGTTCAGGGTCAGGCCCGTGCCTGAGCCGCTGCTGGTCGTGGCCACGCCCGTTGCCGTGGGGTCGGTGGACTGAGCCGTAGCGGTGGCAATCGTAACGCCAGTGACAACGCCACTTGCGCCAATGCTCGCAATCGTGGCCGTTCCGCCGAGGAAGGTCTCGGTATCACCCACAGCGTAACCCGTACCGCCAGCGTTCACCGCCAGAGCAGACACGGTGTAAACCGTAGCAGAGGACAGAACAGCGGTGGCCGCAGCGCCAGAGCCTGCCGTAGCAGTCGGCGCGGTGTTGAGCAGCGTCACACCGTCATTCTGCACCCATGCAAAGCGCGCGATGGTCAGACCGCCCGAGCCAGCCCGGAAGCCGTTAGGGCCGGGGATAACGATGCGGCGGGGGTTCTCACTGGCCCAGCGACCGGGAAAGCCCGCTGGCCAATTGTAATTTACTTCACTCTGAAAAGGCATTTACCTGCTTCCTTACAGCTTGCGGGGGGCGGAGACGCCAGACAGGACGCTGCCCTTGTCAGGCGCGCTATCGGTGGCCATGACCGGAGCGGGGGCGAGTGCGCCGACCTGCGCCTGAACCAGAGCCTTGAGGCCCGCCGTATTCACGCCATCCAGACCCATCACGCCGCGATCTTTCAGGGCGTAGCGGAGAATGTCCTCGGCGCTGTCGAGGCCGTGGACCTCGCCCACAAGTGGGGCGACAAGGCGCTTGGCTTCTTCTGTCGCGCGGTTGCGACTGCGCTCGGCCTTGATGGCGGCATCGACGGCAAGGGAGATTGCGCGATCCTGCGCCTTTTTATCTTCCTTCTTGTCGTCCTCTTCCTCATCCTCGCCTTCGATGCGGTCCTTTTCCTTGCGCTCGCCTTTCAATTCGGCATTGGCTTTTTCGCCGCCGACCTTTTCATCGCGCTCGCGCTTTTCCTCTTCCTCATCCTTGGCGCACTTGTCAGAGGCCTTTTTGTCCTTGTCGGACTTGCCTTCCTCTTCCTCGTCTTCGGCCTCGGTATCATCGTCATCCATGCACTTCTTCACGTCCTCTTCGGACGCATCGAGCGCAAGGCGACCAGACTTCAGGGCAGCGGCAACCTTGGCCACTGCGGACATGGGCACACGTACGGCCATGCTCTGTTCCTTTTTGGGTGAAAGCGCGCTGTCGCCAATAATGGCCGTTTGCACGCGGGGGGATTCAACAAGCGCCAAGTGGTTGAACCGGATGTTCACCATCTTGAGCGTGTAGGGCTGGCCGTTGACTTCGCCAGTTTCGGGAACGGCGTCATATGCGTATCCGGCAGACACGCAGCGTTTGGAGCCATCCTGAATTGCCTTGATCGCGTCACCATCCCATATGGAAAGCTCTCCGATCAGGTCGGGGGCTTCGAACTTTGGATTAATGACGGAGCCGACCGTAATCTCTCGCGGGTGGTCCTCGGCATTGATCGGCTGGTGAATGTCGAGGATGGGCTTGCCATTGATCGTCTCGGCGGCATCCCGCAGGGCGTCAGCATCGCGGTAAAGCTGGTATATCTGGTCGGGGTTCAGGCCCAGTGCTTCCGCTCCGGGTATTTCCCGGCCATAGTAGGGAGACACCACGGCGGCGCTCAGCACGCAGCGCTCAACGAACAGGTGCCCGTCCGCGTCTATGCGCCGCACAGAGCGGTCTAGCGCGAGTATTGTGTCAGTCATCATCAAACCCCGGAATAATCACGGACCATGTGCACCGGCAGTTTGGATCCTCGCCGGGGTGTATCCAGCGACCTCCAATGTAAGCGCCCTTGGTCAGATTGAAACGAAGCCGGTCTTTCCCGGCCTTCACATGATCTGGCCTCGGGTGCTTCCCGCCTGATGAGTGCACCCAGATGCCCTCTTTCAGCCCCAGTTCAGTCTGCCGCGCCCGGTTGATGACGGACGTGGCCTTGTTGTTCTGGTCTCGGGCAATGAAGGCGGCCCGGCGGCGACTGATGCCGTATTGCTTCTGGAGCGCTTCACTTAGGCTGGAGAGGTCACGGCCACGCATCACGGACATATTGACCGCGGTCTCAATGCCCTTGAGGTGGTCGTCAGACATGCCCTTGATCAGATTGACGTTCTCGGCAATGGACCGGGAGGTCATGTCCTGCACATAGCGCGTAGGCTTGAACTGCACGGTAAACCCGTTGCGCTTCAACTCAGACTGAAACGAACTCTGCGTGTAGGTCTGGGCTGACTTCACAAACCGCTTGGCCATTTCGTCGGCAGCATCATCAAACTGCTTGCGCCACTTGGCGGTAAGCTGATCCATGACCTTGACCAGCCGGGCCAGAGGGGATGCGTCCTGCGCGATCTGTGGTTCCGCAGCCTTATAGGCCTTGGCAAGATCGTTCAGGACCTCCTTGTGCATCCGCCGAAGCATGGTGTGCATGGCTTGGTAGTATTGCGCCTCGACCCCGGCACTGGCCCGCACAGGGGCAATGCGCTTGCCCTGCGCTGACTGGCACCGGAGTTGAACCACTATTTTGCCTTTATTTTTCCAGATGCCATTTCAATCAAAAGAATGGCGCGTAGGAATGCCGCTTCTCGCTCAGAGTTTCCTGCCCGTGCCGCCTCGTCTACGTGCCCCCACAAGTGTACAAGAAGTTTTTTGCAGTCATCATCGTAAAGCATCATCCATCCTCACTTTCCTCACCACGCCGCAACAGCTCCTCAAGGCCCGCGCCGTCTGTTTCAGGGTCTGGCGGTTCGGGCGGCGGCCCGGCCAGACTGACATTGCGGTAAATGCTTTGCGGGTCTGCGGCCTGCCGTTTGCGCGCTTCCTCGGGAGCGACAACCCCCGCCTGCACGTTGACCGCATCCGTGTCCGTCTTGATCTTCTCCACCTCTGCCGCCTCTTTCTCGGAAAGCTGCCACAGGTGGATGAACTCAAAATCAAGCCGCTCGTCGATCTCGCCCCAAAGGTTGATCTGGGCCAGATTGAAGATAGCGCGAACGGTCGGGCCGACATTGGCCTCCTGAAACGCGGCTATCTCGTCGTAGAAAACCCGGATCTCGCCTTCGCTGCTGGCGTTCAGGCCCTGCGGCTGGATGCCGAACAGCTTGACTAGAGGAATGCCGGGGATGCCCGCCATGAACTCCTGAGACTGGGCCTGTAGTTCTCCAAGGCCGGAGAGCGGCGCGGTCTTTATGTCGAAGTCCTCGCTTTCCTTGTCGATAACGAACGTGCCGTTATTGCTCTGCCATACGTTCATGGCCGCAACGCGCCCGGTCACGCTGTCCGCATCTATGTCGCCATAGCTCATGCAGCTATCGGCCTGCATGTTGCCGGTCATATCCGTTTTCAGAACCTTGGTGGCAAAGTTACTCGCCATGTCGGAAACAGACTGCCGCGTGCGCAGGAAGTTGTGCACGTAGGCTTCAAGCTGCTGCGTGAGGGACAGGCCACCGAAGTTGAAGGCGGGCTTGAGAATGTCCGGCACTTCATACGGCACCGCCGTCAACAGGCGCGTATGGTGAACCAGAACGCCCTGCACCCACCAGTTATCGGGCCGGTAGTAGTTTTCCTTGAGGGGATTATCCGCGTTGTAAGTATTCGGATTGGTCCAGATGGGGTCAATATTCACCAGCCGGTCAAGCGTTCCCTTGGCCATACCGTTGGCGCTGATACGAAGCGGGGTGTTCTGGTATGGCGATGTGAGCGGCCTGCCCTTAATCCCAATCCAGATATGCCCAACCCGTACCCAAGCCCGTGCGTTATCTGGCGGCGCACCACATCGCGTACACGCAGGCGCAGGAACTCTTTTTCAAGCTCGCGGATCTTGTCGGCTATTTCCTCGTCGTCTTCGTCCTCGTCGGTATCGTTCGAACGAAACTTGATCCACTCGCGCGTGGCTTCCTTGGCGATGGTCTCCACCGGCTTACGGAACTCAGCCCGCAGCATCATGGCCGCAAGGTCTGCGTAGCCCTTGAAGTTCAGGCCATCGGCAATGAAGTTGCTGACGATGTTGTAATTCGCGCCCATGTAGGCCGAGAGGCCGCTATCCATGGCCAGTCCGGCCTGCCCGTCCCCACGCACGCCCTTGGGGGGCTGGTAGGGCGTGAACAGCTTCTCGGCCAACGCCTGCAAATCCTCTGGCGACTGGACAGAGAACCGAGGCATCCTGCGCCGGTCTTTGGTGGGCGCAACTGGCTCCACGCGCGCAGGAGCAGGCGCGGGCCCCGGCTTGCGCTTGAACCAGTTGGGTAGCTTCATCTTCGTCCCTGTTGGGCTATTTTGTTGACTGCATCAGCGGTGAACTTCGGCATCCTGCGCCGGTTCTGAATGACCCCATCCAGAGCGTAGCGAAGCGCGTCGATCCAGTGGTTCCACGCATCAGCAATGAGCGGCAAAACGTCTTCCGTCTTCTTGTCCACCTTGTACGAATACTTGCGGAACTCTTCGGCCAGACGCTTGCAGCGCGGGTGCACCACAATCTTCTTGAATGCTTTTAGCCGAGCAACGCCGTCCTCAACACTGCCCGGCCACTTGTCGGCCGCGCTGATCTTGAAGCCGAAGCGGTTAGCCAGAAAGCTGATTGTCTCTGGCCTCGCCCCGTCTGCCTTCCATGGCCAGAGGTAGGCGTCTGGTATTTCCTCAAGCGCCGCCGGGGTGTCATCAAGCTCAATCCCAACTCCTCCCGCCTCGTAATCGACATACAGGCAATCGTTCTGGATGAAGCACCGAACCGCAGCGGTCGGGTCTTTTGCGAAGCCCCAGTCCACGCCGTAGTAAAACCGCGTTCCATCTGGGGCCGCGAAGTCTTCAACGGAGACCCGATTACGAAAGATGATCGCGTCTGAAATGGTGATGTAATCACCTTCCCAGATGTGGCCGTATTCGTCAGGCCGGGCGCGCTGATCTTCTACCCGCTCAGTTGGGAGCGTGCCATCACCAAACCATGGATTGTCAGACCAGTTCGCCCGCACAGCAATAAGGTCTGAACGGTCGGAGCCGGGGCCGCGAAAGAAGTCATCAATCGGGTCTTCTGGACTAGCCGGGTTCCAGCTTGCCCATATCTCTGATCCCGTCTTGCGCATGGTCGGGCGCAGCATACGCCACGAATACGCGCTGATAGACTGCGCCTCTTCAATCCATGCGCGGTCAAACCCTTCCAGAGACTTGATGCTGTCCGCCGTGTGGTTCTGCATGCCCTGAAAGATGATCAGGCCGCCACCGGGGGTTTTGATGAGCTGATCCTGCACGTCGAACGATGCGTTCAGGTTGAACTTGTTGATCTTGTCTACGATCAACTGCTTGGAGGATCGCTCGATAGACTTCTGAACCTCACGGATACAGACCGTGCGGTGGCCCGGCATCCGAAGGTGCTCGTCAACAATGCACTCGCCGAAGAAGTGCGACTTGCCCGAACCGCGCCCACCATACGCGCCCTTGTATCGGCATGGAGCCAGCAGCGGCTCGAATACCTCGGCGGTGGGTATGGAAAGGGCTGTCATTCTTTCTTGTCGGGTGGCCTGACTATGACGCGGCGGACCTCGGATACTTGGACCGGGCCTCCGTCTGGACCGGTGTGTTCAACGTCCTGCTTGTCCCGCCACTTTGTGCGCTGTCGGTTCTTCAGCCAGAAAATGGCGGCTGCGGTATCTGGAGGATAATGCTCTTCATAATCAACAATCAAAGGCTCTCCTTGATCGTTAAAAATTTTCACAGCCTTGTGGGAGTAACCCAAGGCGCGATGGAAAAGGCGCGCAGCCACTTCCGCATCCGCCAAGTCCTTCCCCTTTTTTATGGACTCAAGAAATTCAGGGTGGGAAGCTTTCCATGCATTGACGGTCTGCTCGCTGACCTCAAAAAAATCGGCCAAATCCTGATCGGTTGCGCCCAAAAGGCATAGCTTGCGCGCCTGCTCAGCAAACTCATCTTGGTATTTGCTGGGCCGCCCGGCCATACCACCCTCCAAAAACGAAAAAAGCCACCCGAAGGTGGCTCCTGAACATACATCTTGCGACGATGATGTTTTTTATACTGCTAAAGGTACCGGGGTACAAGCTTTTTCAGCATCATGTTTTTTCTTGCGCTGGGCCGCATAGAACTCGGACAACTGCTCAAGAAGGAGGGAGCATTGAGCGGATGATTTCTTACGCCCCAGATCGGGGGAAACATGAGGGTGAAAAATCGGAGCCATCTGCGTGAATGAAAGCTTCTCAAGAAGCATTGCCTTCAAGCGAACCTCACCGCAAACGCCAAGGGCCTTCCGCACATCATGAAGATACCCGACAGCGTCCGCCCTGGTCATGAGCCAAGAAAGATCGTCGTGTCTGATCTCGCAATTCCCTGAATGGTTTTCTGGGAACTCCTTGTAACCCTGATATGCAAACACCCAAGTGCGATACCACTTATCGGCGGCATTTGCCGCTTCCTGCGTGATCTCTTGGGCTTTCAGCAGCGCGTCAACAACCGTGCTTTCACGCGCTGGCCGCCCGGCAGTAAACACCGACTTAGCCGCCCGCTCAGGCGTAGGCCCATTATCCACCGCAACCGGAATTTCGTACCGAGGGCGCGCAGAAACTTTTGGCATATTATCGCCCCTTCGGAATTACGTATTCACCCCGACAGTTGAACCGTCCAAGCGTGAAGTCCGACGGCCCCTCAGAGATGGGGTGCATATCTGGGTGCATTGGATTTTTGTTTAGATGACTGGAGCGCGGCACAGCAGGATTTGATGTACGCCACTCTATTACTCCGCGCCCATCGTCCACCCGGCGCAACATCAGCAACTCTTTGCGGCTTTTCTTCCCCATCTCAAACCACCCTCATTTCAACACGCTTCATCTGAGCCATAAGGTTTTTCATTGAGCGGCTATCCCCCGGGGCCGCGGATCCGAACAGGAAAGCCCCGCTTCTATGCCGCCACCGGATATGACCACCGTTTGTGATCTCGGCGCTCCATCCCCGCGCTTTAACGCGGGAGAGAACTTCCTTGATGCAGTGGCGACCGATCTTCATTCCCCCGCCTTCCCCACCAGCCGCTTCTGCGCCTCAGTCAACGGCACCCCAGCCCGCAGGTTGCAGAGCGCACAGGCAACATCCCAGTTGCGGGGTGGAGCGTAGATTTCGGAGTTTGTGGGTTTGAAGGGGGAGTTTTCCGCTTTCTGCATCCCTCCACAGAATCACAAAAACCCACGAATGTACAGCAAAAACGTGCACTACCCTGCGTTTTTACGTGTCGATATTTTGCGACAGTACCCGCTATCCCCAGGGTTGTACGCAAGGTCCACGTAACCATGCCGCATGCAGGTCCAATATCTCCTCATCCAGCAACCCCTCCTCCGGCTCATGCAGCGGGACCGGGTGTGGCATGACCACCGGCAACCGTACCGGGCCCCACCCTTCCTCGGTCATGAAATCCACCAGTTCGTCCGGGCCTGGTGTGTGGGCGCTTCCCCATTCGGTCATGACAACTCCTTCCAGTGCGTCGGTTGAATGCTAGGCACTCCATCCTCGTTACTGGCCCAGCAAACCCCGTCTGTCCAACACTCTGGAGGCTCTTGTTCCGTCACAAAATTCCACCCTCCCACGTCTTCGCCATTGGCGTCCACATACTGCTCAAGCCATGCGATTACGTTGTCATCACCATGTCCGGGGATGCGCGCCTGAATAGCCCTTCCATCCGCTGGTGCCGTGGCAATTGGCTTCCATTCGTTCTTTTCCGACATACCCCTAAAATCCCCCACAATGCCCGCACAGGGCAGTCTAACGTCCAGACATAACGATTACCGATGGAGGGCCTTCTCTGCGCTCTCCGTTAATCCTCTGGGTTCTTTGGGCATATTGCGTCCCACCTGTGCCTCCAGCTTGGCAATGAGCGGGGTCAACCACACCCCCGCTTCGGGCTCTGCCACAAGCTGACGACGATACTCGGCCAACCGCTCGGACACCCCCGGCTGGGGCTGCGCCGGGCGGCG